GCACTGTTCTGTAGTATGTGTACCAAACCTTTAGCAAGAACCTGACACATATTAGCAGGACCATCATCGTTATTCGTTTTATCTAAACAAAACATAAAGAACTGATCTACACTATCATCTGTGTTCTCCATAACAAGATAAACACGATTGTCTTTTAGTCCTTCCTTTTCGTTTTCAACAATAGCTTTCATCTTAGCTAAGTCATCGTGCATGTCATCCATAATTTTTCATCCATCCTATAGGTATAACACCTTTTGCATATTTAAAATTATTTTTATTACACCAATCAGCATACGTTGTTTTTGATTTCTTACTTAACTTTACCTTGTCATTTTGAAACACAAAACGTAAATCAAGATCAGGATACTGCTCTGCTATCAACTTATGTTTTGATCTATCAGAACCAACAAACTGCCCCTTAGTCTCTATGAACATGTCAAACTTAGGCAGATAAAAGTCTGGTGTATACGTTCTTTGTTTTGGAATATAGGTAAACTTGTGCTGCTCATACTCAAACTCTATACTGTTGTTTTCTAGATACGTTGCAAAGTCAAACTCAAATCTAGATTTATAACGTGCTGTCATTTGTATCTTTTCAATAAATTAGTCATATGTTTTTCTATGTAATCGTGAACTTTGGTAGAGTGTCTTTTTATATTTGTCATACTAAAGTCTTGGTTATCTACTGACTCACGACAAAGAATAGCAACGCCGCCATCTGCTAGATAGTTATTTACCACGGACCAAGATTTATCAAACTCTTCTTTAAATACGTGAAACTCATTGTCTTTGTAGTAAGACTCTGGCTCTTTACCGCTAAATTTCTTTACAAGAATAGGCGCACTATTATTGCCATCTCTTAAAACAATGTTTACAAGAGGATCACCTTTTTGTTTACTATGATCCATGTATATAAATAAACAGTTCTTGTTATCAAGTATATCGTGACTATATACTGTGTGCATTACTACTACTGGCATTAGTCATCATCCTCAAAATCTAAACTCTTCTCTCTTATACGTCCATCTGTAAAGTCGTAATACAGTTTAGCGCACAAACCTGTCAAACCTGTAAACCTATTCTTGATGATACGTACATACGTTGTGTGACGTTCTATGGGATCATCTGCCTGTCCGTTACGCTCTAGTCCTACTACGATATCACTAAGCTGTCCTATACTAGCAGAACCTCGTAGATCAGACAAGGACGTATTTAGACCCTCTTCATGGGAACCCTGCATGGGCCTACGTAGGTGCGACACAACAATGAGAGATATGTTTAGTTCTTGCACTAATGTTCTAAGCTTGGTCATGCACTCATCTATAGTCTTTCTCTCATCAAATGAGTGTTCTTGAGAGCTAACAAGTATGCTAATATGATCTAGTATTACATACTTACACTTCACTGCTTTGGCAAAGTACCTTACACGGGCAAGCACGTTATCTATAGTGTTAGACCCGAAGTGATCAAAGAAGAAGTAACGACCTGACCCTACAGTATCTTCGTAGGACTGCTTGTACTCCTCTTCTGTAAATACAGTGTCTGGCAGGTGTAGCTGCTTACCTAGCTGCAAGCTCATCATAGATTCAGCGGTGCTTCTCACGCTCTCCTCCATGAACATCATGCCGATGTTGTCCTCTGTGTTATCGAATATGTACTTTACGATCTCCTTGAGAAAACTACTCTTACCTATGCCTGTGCCAGCACACACCGTGATAAGTTCACCCATGCGTATGCCGTAGGTCATTCTATTCATGCCGTCATAGGGATACTCTATAGCAGTCTTAGCTGGCCCTTCTTTGAGTGTGTCCCATAACTGCGTACCTGCAATGATACCATCAGGCGTGTAGCTATCAGCGTTCCACCATGCCTTGACAAACTCCTCTGAGTCTTTTGCTACAAGATACTCATTAGGGTCTTTCCTGTTTAGCCTTACAATCTTAGCTTTGGGTGACAACAACTCTGCAGCTTTCTTGGCAGCTTTCTTTCCAGGTTTGTCATTGTCAAAGCATATGATAATATTGTCATACGACATGAGGTACTCAAAGGATTGCTCAATATCGTTGACAACACCAGAGGCTCCGTTTCGTATGGACAAGACAGGCCACGTAGAACCCATCATCTGATAAGCCGACAACGCATCAAGCTCACCCTCACACAAGGTTACATACTTACCCCTTGCGGGAAACTTGTTCTGTCCAAACAACGTGGCTTGTTTCCAATCACCCGTAGTTTGGAATGTCTTATCACCGTTGTATGACTTACCACGAATTTTATTTGCAATCCAATCACCGTCCTCATTGTAGAATGGATAGTATTGCTGTGTTCCTTCTACTGTAACACCATAAGCTTTGCAGGTATCTTTAGTGATACCTCTGTCTGTTATCGGTAATGTCTTACCAGAAGACAGGTACTCAGGTTTCATTGAAGTGTGTGTCATAGGTTCCTCAATTAGTTCATCTGGTGGACTAGTATATCTCTCACAAGAAAAACAAAACGTACTGCTATCCTCATTTACTACCAACGCATCACTGCTGCTGCAGTTAGGGCAGGGCTGATGTGTTTTTTGATAGTTCATAATATCTCTTCTACTTTTGGTTCCCTCTCTATATGTGTAAAATAGGTTGGGCCACTAGCATATTGAAATACTCTAAGTCCGTTACCATCATTAGCATCTTGCCAACATTCATACTTGTAGTCACAGTATGTGCAGTTCTTATCTAATATCTTGTTACCTTGTTTACCGTCGAGCTTATCAGGATAACACTTATTAGGCACAGTATCCTGCTTCATTATCTTCTTTAGATCAACTATGCGATCACGGGCGTCTAGCATGTTTAACTCATCCACCTCTACCAGAGCCATCTCAGCATTGTTCTTATTGTATGCAAGAAAATAAGCTACGTCATCTCCCTCTGCCTGTGCATAACCACTTATCTGACCGATGTAACCAAATGGGTCATCGTTCTGTAGATCGTCATACTTAAACTTTTTAAAACCAAAGTCTGATGCAGATTTAACATCTACTACAACGCCGTCTATTTTCGCATCTATGTGTCCCTTGACACCTTCTATTACAACCTCCTTCTGTCTCTCTGTAACTTTGTGACCAGCTTCCTCTGCCAGAAACAACAGGAAGGCTTCTACTAGATTACCAAAGAACAACTTTAATTTTGTCTGGCCGTCTAGTTTAGATGGCTTCTTATCTCTAAACTCATACCAAAGTTTTCTAGAATTCTTACCGATAGAAGACATTCTAAGTCTACCGCTTCTATCCTTGTCTTCTGGTGATAGAAACGTTTCAATGTCTTCTCGCAATGCCTTGAAGAAATCTTGCAAGTTTCTTTCACTAAAACCTTGCTTTCCATTCTCTAAAAGTTGGTGAATATCTGGTATGATTGTTTGTATTTTAGCCATGAAGTCTCTCGTTGTTATAATTTATCAGCAGCCCCACCCCTCGCTCTGACATCGACAACCACCTAAAGTTGTCCCTACCTACCATTAGAAAGCGACTCTACCTACTACTCCAAGTCGTCATCATCCTCCCCTGTGTCGAAAGGTGCATCATCCTCATCTTCGGCTTCTAGTTCATCGTCACCGCCATATGGAATAAGAGATAACACCATAAGACTGTTAAGACCTGGACTTACACCTGACTTACCTTTAAACGTCCATTCGTATGGTTTGATGGAAGCTTTAATTTCAGAACCGTTTCCGATTGAAACCTCACCACTCATCTCATTTTTCTTACGGTCCCATACTTTAGGCGCATACTTACCAGACTTTGCAGTAATGTACTCACCCTTGTCTGCTTTATCACCTTCGCCTTTCTTTACGTCGATGCCTACAGCTTTAAGGTTTTTGATTGTAGTCTTATCAAGCTGACAGATATCAACTTGATACTTACCGCTTAGTCCATTAGGCTCGAAAACCGATGCCCACTCTGCTATTCCTCTCACTATCATAATATTCTCCTTTTCGATGAGAGTTAAGATACGTATATTATACACACATGTGCGTGTTAGTCAACGACCTTTTTCCAAATATCTACATCATTTGTTGTGTAAAGTTCGTGAAGAACGTCATCAAGTTTAATTAAAGTAATAACATCTTCTCTATTTGGTCTTTGGTATTTTTTATATAACGCTTCTTTACTTGTACTTACGAATACTTCACTAACTTTTTGCTCACAGAAACGTTGCAACATATCACGGTTGACTAATACAAAATCTTTCTCACGTTCAAAAACAATTTTGTCAGCTTTACCATACAACCATCCATCGTTACCTTTTACATTCTTAAATTCTATCCACGTAAAATCATCATTGTACTTGTCATCTCGTCTGGAAAGTTTCTTACGAGCTTTTACGTCAACGGATGTAACATTATGGTTTTGTGTTAGATACAAGTCAACATGCTTATATATGTTAGCATCTTTGTTTGCATGTATAACTTCATACCCCTTTTTCTTTGCAACATCAGTAAAAGAAATCTCAGCTTGTAGTCCAGCGTTTAACTCTAGTGAGTATCTGCCCATGTTTTGCCTACCTTTGAATCTGCATTGAGTGTCAATCGAACACTAAGAATCTTACCAGCTTGTCGAATGGTTTCGTCAGCACCATCCATCATAGCTTGTACATCATCATTGTGTACCTCGTATTGTAACTCATCATGTATGGTGTTGACAAGTCTTGCGTTTAATTTATTTTGTTTTATGTATTTGTGCATACAGATAGACCACTGCTTGCATACTATCGCTCCTGCCCCTTGCAACAGTGTATTCAACGCTGCATGTTGGTGACGTACTAATATGCGTCTACCGTCTAAACCTCTTATGTCTCCCTTCTCAGCAACTCTCTGCACTCTTGTTATAAGTCTACTCAACGCTGGCATGTTGGCTAGAAAGTCCCTCTTTAATACTGCACCGTCTCTTGCCGTACCACCTACGACACTACCAAGCTTCTCCGCACCTGCACCGTATAGAAACGCATAGATAAATGTTTTGCTTTGCGCTCTAGTCTGTAGTCCTGCAGCCTTTTGATTAACAGTGTGTGGATCACCATATAACACCTCATCCATGTAGTCCTCGTCCCGCATGTAATGAGCCAACATCCTAAGCTCCAGACCCTTGGCGTCCATGCCCACCATACTAAAATTGTCAGCATCCTCCACCGTAAAACATTCTCTACATTCTCTACCATACGGCTTCTCAGATGAAACAACGTTAGCCATGTTTGGTTCGGCGTGTGTCATTCTACCAGTGACGGCACCCATTGTTATAACCTTACCATGCACACGATTATCAGAACTACAAGCTTCCAACCAACTCTCTACAGTCTTCCAACGTGATTCTAACATCTTCCACTCTGCTAACTTCTTAGCAGCTACTGGTGCATTGTCAGATATAGTTTCAAGGTTCTTCTCACATATCTTTGGTGAACCCTTCGGGGTAAACACAGTGGGATACCACCCACAATTATCTAACCTTGCAATAATTTGTTTTGGACTGGCTAAGTTAAAAGGTTCAAACTTAAAATATGAGAAAGGACCGCCTACAGTCTTATCAGCTTGTGGTATGTCTCTTAGTCCAACAAGAGATAACGAGCCATCCTTTTTAATTTTGGGTGTAACCTCACGTATAAACTTTGGTATTGGTTTAAACTCTAACTTTATCTCCTCTTCAATATCTTTTGCTTTAGTGTAAGTCTCTCTGTAAAGATCTCCAGCCTTGTTAACATCCAGATAAAAACCATTCTTACTTTGTATGTTTATAACATGAGCTATGTTATGTTCTAATTTTATTGACTGACTAGAAAACTCACTGCCTTCTTTCAGTAAATGTAAATAAACTTTTTCTGTTAACTCAACGTCTCTCTTACAGTATTCTATCATCTTATCAGATAGCTTATCAAAGTCTTCAAACTCTATCTTATCACAAGCTAATCTCTCACCCCATGATCTAAGTGAATGTCCCTTATCTCTATTAGGATTAAACAACCTAGACATAATTAGAGTATCATGTATTTGTTTTATTTTTATATCAGTGTCCCATAATTTATTTAACACTGGTATATCAAACTCTATGCCATTATGTGTTACTATTATATCTTCTTTACTAAAAGACGGCATAGTATCTTTGTTAGTAATAACTTGTATGTTATCTACTTTTAATTCTTTTATTACAACGCACCATATTTTAGATGCTACTAAGCTATCTGTTTCTATATCTAGAATGTATGTTGTCATCGTACATAGAACCTAGGGTGAGGTATAACTGGTAACATTTTACTATTCAGTGCCTACGGTGAGGTATTACTGGTAAGATTTTTTTTCTTGACAAG